CGCCTGATGACAATTATGTTTAGCATAATGGGTTGGCGCTGCGCTGACTGGTTTATGAGCTTAGAAAACCCAGACGCAGTTCAAATGGGTTTTGTTAGCGTTGTGATGGGCGCTATGACCGGCGCCTTTGCAATTTGGATGGGGCATGAAAAAGCATGATACAAGCACTGATCGGGCCGGTTACTGGCCTGCTAGACAAGTTCATTGAAGACAAAGACCAGAAGAACAAGCTGGCGTTCGACCTAGCCACAATGGCCGACCAACACGCGCAAGAGCTGGCCAAGGGTCAACTGGAGATCAACAAGGCTGAGGCGTCTCACAGGTCAATTTTTGTGGCCGGGTGGCGTCCGTTTATCGGATGGACTTGCGGCATTGCCCTGATGGCGCATTTTGTTTTATTTCCAGCCACTGACTTTATCACGGCTTATATGGGGCTTGAGATACCACCTATGCCAGCCTTTGATATGGAAAGCCTGATGACCGTACTGCTGGGCATGTTGGGTCTTGGCGGCATGAGGTCATTTGAAAAGATGAAGGGTTTAACGAAATAAGGGGGCTTTCGCCCCCTCACCTCACTTATAAAGATATTGATAGTCAAATCTATCTGCGGTCTGCATATCCTCAAAAACTACGTTGTAGCTTTCATCGTCAATGCGCTCGACCCGCCTGACCATAGCCGTGACCGTCCTGCCACTTGGGCTAGTCACGCTGACTAGGTCGTTTGGTTTTAGGTGTTCTGTCTGCATTTAGCCCCCCAGCTTTGCTTTTGTTGGGCGCCTTAAAAACCCAAACTTCTGATCGTCATTGCTTGGCGTGATTGCCGCAGTAAATGAGACGCGCTTGCCCTTCAGCTCTTGGCCGGTGACAAACTGGCCGTCTTCCTCGGCTGGCTCATGCAACTTTGATGGGATTGAACCCCAAACCTTAAAGCCGCTATCGTCACGCACCAGCATCTTCCACTGCATACCAAAAGAAGTGTCGCGAATGTCAGTCGAAATAATAACGCCAGTCACCTCAACGCGGCCCTCTGGGCAATCTGCTGCGGCTTCCCACTCAGCAGTGCGCTCGGCTTCGCGCTTTTCTTCGCGTGCCATAACCTTGCGAACGGCAGCCTCTTGGTTTTCTGTCAGCCTGCCCCACTCATGCAGAGCGTCGCGCATATCGGCAATAAAGTCGCTGCCGCCACCAAGCACAAAACTCTCGATTTCCTTGCGTGTCTCGTCCTCAGCAATCCAACGCTTATTGCGCCCGATAGACGCGTTGGCCTTGATGCTTGCCTCACGTCCGGCTTCCCAAGCTGTCTGGTTCATAATGAAAGTCATATCAATCTCCCTTGTTACCCTCTGAATATAAGATGATATCACTTTAATATCAACCCCTGTCGAGCAAAAAAAGACCCCGCCCAAGGGCGAGGCCGATATTCGTTATAAAAGCTTAAACGCTCTGGCTCGACCGGCTACCTTCTCAGCCGCGCCGCGCTCGACTAGCCCCGACATCAGCCGGTGTACTTGGCTAAAGCTCTTGCCGGTCTTCTGCGACAGCTCATTAATGGTTGGCGTGTAACCATACCGGCGGGTCATGCGGTCAATCAGAATCCGCAGCTCCGCCTGCTTTTTTGTCAGTGGCACATCAATCATCACGCACCTCTCTCCAAAATTGCACATCACCAGTAAGCCAACCGCCACTACGGTCGCTCACAAAAATGTGCATACCCTTCCACTCTTTGCCATCTTCATCAACGTAGTAGCCAACAAACTTGCCCACGCTCTCAATAACAAATTCATCCCTATGCCCTTCCATCAACGTCGCTTTATATTCGACGCTTTTATCTTTTTCTGGCATACGATCTTCAACAGATACCCACTCATCCATCCTTTGATTCCTTAATCGTTAGCGTTGACTGCCGGACAATCCGTGCGGGCTTGGCCGGCGTCGTCTTGGCCGGTTGCGCCTTAAAATTACGCATTGGCCATTTGACATAATAAGAGCGATTGCCGACCACGCCGGTCGCCTCATCGTGGCTGCCCAGACGTTCTTTCAACATAGCCTCAGCCTCATCAATGTCACCCTCAGCGGCTCGCTTGGCGTCCTTGGCGTTGACCAACTGAGCCAGCCAGTCGTTGTCTTCGCCCTCTAATGTTATTGGCGGCGCACCGTCATCGACACGCGGATACGCTGTATTGCCGTCGGAGCTGGACTGGATCGGATACCAGTCAACGTCAAACTTGCGACGTTCAAATTCCTCGATTTCGTCGGTAATGCGAGACTGCGTGGCAGCGTTGGCTTGGTAAAGGAAGACGCGTAGCTCTATACCGCCGTACAAGACGCACACAGCGCCCCACGTTAGTTTGGTGGCCATCAATTGCCCCTGCAATTGAAGTACGCCCCTGTGAGGCGCTGGGCGGTCTTCTGGCTTACTGCTAGTCAGCTTGCTCTCCAAGACGCCGACGCCGTCCACCCAGACAGGGCCATCAACACAGTAGATGCCTTTTGATGGATCGGTCGTGACTTCATGCCCCAGCCCGCCGTCAGCGGTGCCGTCAAGCGACACGGCAAATGGTAGCGTGTCGTGAAATATGGCGTCGTGTTCCAGCTTCAGGTCAGTCAGGTTGAGACGTTCAGCAACGGTGGTGAGGATAACTCCCTCCAAGGCATCTCCCCAGTCACAGGCTTCGTTACCGTTGAATGGGTTGGGGTTTGGCTTGCCTTCGATTGAGGCTAGTGCCTCAGCCAGCAAGTCGTTTGGCGTGCCGTAGGGCGACGCGTTCATCAGCAACGGTATGCGTGATGCGGTGACGATGTCGTCGGGTGTCTTTTTACCGACCATTTTTATTTCTCCTGTTTGACAAGGCCTCATAAGTTTCGGGGCAAGCATCAGACGGACTTAATTCGATCAATATCGGTAAATCACGAGATATAGCTTGGTATGCGGCTGTACTGAGGGCAGTAGTTTTGCTTGCGTGATACCATCTGCCAATTTCTCCATCATCAGTAATCGCTGTGACGAGCCAAGGCATTTCATCGCTTTCAACTTCAATAATCAAAACTGCATTAGTAAATGCGCCGGTGCTTGCGTCCTTACTCGGAACTGGGCGATACTCTTTTGCGAGATTTAGAACTACGTTTTTCATTAGTTTGCTCCTTGTGCTTTTAGGCGTTCAACTTTTGATCTCCAGATGCCAACGCGACGGTTGGCAACATTTATTCTTTTTGTGAAGTGGCGATGGGCAACTCTCAGGATAGCTTTTTCTTCCATTAGCTCTGCCTCTAACTGACTGGCGTGATCGTGCCACTCATCCGCCTGTTTCTTTATTGCGTTGACGCGGTCAGCCATTTTCTTGTTTTGCGCCTCAGATTGAGCCACCACATCACGCAACGCAGTCAGCGTCTGGATAAGGTCAGCGCATACGCGCTCACCGTTCATAATTTTTTCATCCATATCCTTGATGATTTTAAGATGTTTAGTTGTGTCCATTAGTTTGCTCCTTGTTGTGTTCTAAGATTTTGATTGCTTCCTATTTGCGGCTGTATTTTTAAAGCCTGCTCTATTGTCCAACCTGATCTTAACCTTCTAGATAATGTTTGCTGCTTGATGCCGTGCGCTTTCGCAGCCGCTGTTATTGTTGGATAGCCAGCTATATTTTGTGGGGGTTGGTAATTTGTTTTTCGTGGTTCGAGCAGTAAGGCTTGTTCCGCCGTCCACCCAAAGGCATTCATTCTTTGCCAAACATTTTGATAATTGACGCCATAATGTTCTGCGGCTTTTTTTATGCTACGGAAGGTTTTGCCTTGCACAGTTACTTGTTTTGCTTGCGGATCAGTGAAGGGTTTTTCACGAGGCTGTATTTCAAGTGCCTCTTCGGGTGACCAACCTTTCCATAATCTATGACGAAATTTTTTAATGTCTATTCCATATTTTCTGGCGGCTGCGGCACAAGACTTAAACCTTTTGCCGTTCACCGCAACCTCATTAAAATTACGAAGTGGGTCAAGCGGCGGTGGATTTTCAAGGCCTAGTGCTTGTTTGATTGTCCACGGCTCTGGGGATCGCAGAATACGCCATCGCAAATTATGTGCGCTTGCGCCGTAGGCATCGGCCAGTGCTTGCATCCCATAGTATTTTTTGCCGTCTACCTCATATAGTTTGTTGTTAAACATCCAATGCGGATTTGTGGATATGCCGCCAGAAGCTATGTTGTAGCCGTGCGGACGCATTGTATTTAATTCGGCTATCCAGTGCCGTTCTGCGCGGTCTAATTGGCTTAGTGTCTCTACCTTGTCT